AGCAACCTCATCAGCAGCAGGCTTTTTGTCTGCTACTGATAAAAAGAAATTAGATGCAACTTCTGGATATTACGGAACTTGCGATACTGCAAAAGGAACTGCCGCAAAAGTTGTAACTTGTAGTAATTTTGTGTTGGCAACAGGAGCAGTAATTTATGTTAAATTTACAAATGCAAATGAATATAATGGAACAGCCACTTTGAATGTTAATTCAACAGGAGCAAAGAATATTACGAGAGTTGGAACTACAACAACCACAAGATATTATTGGAGTGCCGGAGAAATTGTTGGGTTTGTTTATGATGGAACAAATTATATAATAATAGAAAGAGGAACTGCTTCAACTACTTATTATGGTGTCACAAAATTAACAACAACTGCAACAAGTACATCTGAATCTTTAGCGTTAACTCCAAAAGCATTAAATAGCTTTGCACAAAATATGATTTCTAATTATGCAGTTTATTCATCATCTTCTACTTATAATGTAGGAGACAGAGTTAGATATAGTTATAATACATATGAATGTATAGTGGCTATTCCTACAGCAGAAGCGTGGACTGCAGCTCATTGGAAGGCATTACCTTCACTTCAAACTCAGATTGATAATGGTGTTGCAACAGGAATTAAAATGCCTAGTGCACGTCAAACTTATTATTTAACTGGTGTTCAAACAACTACTGAGGGTGTTGCTGATATTTATAATAGTTATATGTCTAGTTCTTATACTGGAATAAAATATGTAACATTTGCATCTCAAGCCGGTGGAGCTCTTTATGTTGATGATAAAGAAGTTGTTACTGGTTTATATTATGAAATTTCATAAAAATTTTAAAGAAAGGAGAAAGAGATAAATGGCTTCAATTAAATTTTATAGCGATAGTGAAAAAACTAATCAAGTTTATCCAGAGATAAATCCTGATGGTAATTATCCTGGAGTTACAGTTGGTTTAGCTAATAACTTAGTTTCTCCAGACGGTATAACAGATTCTGATACTTGGATATATCGTTCTACAGGAGGAGAGAAAGATGTTTCTGACGGATATGCGGATTTAAAAAAATTAATTGGTTCTACTGAATCTTCTACTATTGAAGAAAGTTTAACTTATAACTTATTAACAACAGGTGTAACAGCAATTACGGTTAATACAACAACATTTAAATCAAAAATATCTACAACAGGAACTTACAGCTTTATTTATACACCAACAATTACTTATTCTTCTGCTTTAGTTGGTAATTTAAATAAATCTACTTTTGCTAATTATGTTAATAAAGCAACAGGGAATTATACATTTACTTATACAGCAGTTGTAAGTCCAGTAGATACTCAAAGTGTTATTAGTACATTTAACCAAGCGACTTTTGTTAATAAAGTAAGTCAAACTCCAGATACATATGTATTTACATACAATGGAAGTAATTGGCAATTAAACAGCACTAATGTTACTATGAGCCAATATGGTATTACAACCAAGGGAACAGAAACTCAAGGAACCGTTATTACTGTATATTATACAAGTAATTCTTGGTATTATAATAATGCGGCTATTTCAATGAGTAACTATGGTATTACAACAACAGGAACAGAAAGCGTTGGAGATACTATCACAATTAATTATTCAAGTAATGATTGGCAATTAAATGGTTCTAATGTCACATTAAGTCAATATGGTATTACTATCTCTACTGGTACTCCAGCTATTGATGATAATATTCAAATAGTATTTGTTGCTGAACAAGTTGGTGTAATTGTCACATCAAATCCATCTGCTTTATATTCAGTTGGTATGAACCAATTTAATAGAAATGGAACACAAATTTTTAATAATTATACAATTAATTCAAATGGAGCAATTAGTGCTGCAACAGGATATTATGTAGTTTATTTTAAAGTTTTAGGAGGAGAAGTTTATACTGTTTATAATACAACTGACAGTTCAACTGTTAGAGTTGGTTATAGTGCAAATATACCTACAACTTCATCTAGTGTAACATTGCTAAATACAGTTTCATCATCTGAATGGGCTGATTATTTAGTAAATAATGCAAATCTTAGTCACTATTTAGTGCCAGATACTAATGATTATGGATATTTAGTAATTGCAACAAGTGATATAGACAATTTATGTTCTCACTTAACTTGGGAAAGTATAAATGACGAGGTATATGAATCATATTTTGATTATACTTTTAATATTCCTTATACTGATGAAGGAGGAAATGTAATCACAACTTACGGTCTTGCTAACCTAGATAACACTTCATCTTATTATGATGAAATAGATTTTGATGAACATAAATTCTATAAAAGAACAACTAGAATTGAATATAGTGCCGAAAATTTAGCAACTGTTCAAGCTTTAGGAGTTCCATATTTATATGATAGTAGTTGGATTTATTATGGTATAGATACAGTTGAATATACTTTATCAGATGAGTCTGCATCATATAGAATATCAGACTATGGTACTGAAGAGTTTTTAAACACTGATATGCCTTTAACTGCAACAATATTCTATCAAGATAACTTAAGAAATAAATTAATGTATTCTTGTGAAGTTATTGACTATAAAGTTAATAAAGTTGATTCTAATTCAACTTATACAGAATATACAAGTGCAAAAGCTTCATATAATTTAGACCAAGCATTAAGACATATTTTAGGTCTTGATGTAGATACATTCTCAACAAGTAAAACTTATGCTGTTGGTGATTATGTAGTTTATAATGGCAAATTGTGGAAGTGTACTACTGCTGTATCTACAGCTGGAGCTTGGACTGGAAATGGTCTTAAAGTATATAATGACAATGCCGGTATTGTATTAGACTTTGATTCTGCTAAATTTTTAGCATTTTTACAAGCCGATGCAACACAATGGGGAACAAGTGTTTGTTCTATACCTGAATTATATGCTTTAGAAGGTGGAAAATATGCTATTCATTTAACATATACTAGCCATCCAAGCGATTATGAATATGCAAGTGCTGCAGCATTACAAGCAGCTACTGGTATTGTAGTTAGTGATGCAGTTGGTACTGCAACATTCCAATATTTAAGTAATACTGGAAAATGGACAGAAAGTTACCTATTTAAGGCTAACTAATTTGTATGAAAGGAGATAAAAATATGAAAGATTTATTTAGTTCTCTTAAAACTCGTCTTCTAGGCGGGGGGGGGCAACAAGCCTTCAATTCAGAGAGCAAATTATACAGAGAGGAGGAATTGCTTAATAATTGCAATTTCGACTCTCTTAACAAAAATGATTTACAAGGAGGTGACTTGTATTTAAGTACAGTCACTTCCGCTGAAAATCACATAGGGGGGGGCAAGCTATCCAAATCTAATATTTGGTGTGCAACCCTATGTTCAAATGAAGGAGGTGAAGGATATTTAAAATCCTTCGCTTCTAAAGCAAATCAATTGAGGGGGGGGGGAGCTACGCTCAACTAATGAGCAGAGCTTCACTTCACACTATATTTATGAAGGAGGTGGCAGACTAATCTGTCATCTTCGTAGTTTAATGTTTAAACCTTCTGTTATAGGAGGTGTTTTTTAATGAAAATAAATTTAGATTTTATTTATCCAATAGGTTCACTTTACCTAACAACAAACACAATTAATCCAAGTGTTCTATTTGGTGGAACTTGGGAAAGAATAAGTAATGACGCATATCTAAAAATTGCAACTGGAACTAATGCTGGTAATCTTGGTGGTACGTCTTCTCAACATAAAATACCATTGACAAGTATACCTAGTCATACCCACGGTTTATTTACCGATACAGAACCTGGAACTGCGGTTTCTGGTTGGGGTGTTTCAACAAATATTAGAGGTGGTCAAACTTTGTGGGCTAATTCTCAAAGAATGAGTTATTCTGGTGGTGGACAAGCATACTATCCTTATTATTATGATGTATTTGTTTGGAAAAGAACAGCATAATTAAACATTAAACTTTTGGCAGAAAAGTCATTTATTATGCAAATAAATAAAGACTTAATTATTGAAGGTACTGGAAAATCTTTATACGATTTAACTACTACAACTAAACAAGGTACAACAGTATCTAAAAATAATACTTCTGATATAGCAATATCAGGAAGTAAAGTTATTCATTCTACAACTTTAACAATTAATAGTGGAAAAGCATTAATGATTGGCTCTTTATATTTAAAACACGATGGTGGTACTCCACAAGTACAATTTCTTGTTGATGGAAGTAACTATGGTGGTTTTTTTGCTAGTCAGCAAAATGAGGTTTATTCTTTTAGTTTGGTTGTAAGTGTATCAAAAGGAAAACATACATTTTCACTAAATGTCAATCAGGGTAATGCTTCTAATGTTAAAGTTGGTGGATATACTGCCAGTGAACTTACTGTTGTAGAAATTTAAAATAATATAGTGTGAACCCAGCTCTATAGCGAGTTTATGATAATAAATAAAGACTTAATTATTGGTGATACAAATTATACTTTAGAAACTTTATGTAATAAAATAAACAACTTAGAAAAACATATTACTCCTGTTGTATTATGGAGTGGTAATGCCACAACAAATAATTTAACTTTATCTGCAAATCCATTAAATTTTGCTAGAATAAAAGTTTATACAGTTGCAAATGGAATTCATAGTTGCACTGAGATTAATGGTATTGTAGAAAATCGTAAATATCCGTTAATGACCGAATCGGAAGCTGGAATTAATGACTATCTTTCATTAACAATTGGGGATATTTATTTCACTTCTACTTCATTAATGTGGTTTAAAAACTTATACGCTTCCAATTATGTTAATAAAAATATGATAGTATCAAATGCTGATTGGTATAAAGTAAAAATTTCTAAAGTTGAAGGATATTACATTTAGTATTACAAAAATGCTTATTATTATGGCGTATACGTTTGGAAACGTATTGCTTAACTCAATTGATATGAAGATTTTAAATATCAAATATTATGATAATAAATGAAGATTTAAAATTACCAAGTTTAGATAAAAGTTTATTAAACGCTATTGCTGACGCAACAGAAATAGATTCATATCAAAAATATAGTAATTATGGAGTAATTAAGTTAAGAAATGGCATAGCTATTCAATATGGTGCCGTAGGAACTAGAAGTTATAATATGAATAAATCCTACAGAAACGCTTATGAATATTATGCCGACCCAACTAGCGGCGATTTTGTTGCTGGTTTTATTTCTGCTCCATTTGTACTTTTAACTCCTGTTGCTAGTTCTGAATTACCTAGGATAACGGTTCAGAGTGTAACAAAAGATAAAGTAAGTTGGTTCGTTTCTTCTAGTTTTAGTGGAACCATAACATTTGATATACATTATTGGGCAATTGGTTATTGGAAATAATTTAATTCATTTGAACATATTGCACAAAGCGAAATTTATGATAATAAATACAGACTTAGTGTACCCTATTGGGTCAATATATTTTAGCGTTAATAATATAAATCCAAGCAAGTATTTTGGTGGGACTTGGGAGCAAATTACATCAGACGCATATTTAAAGATAGTAACACAAAATGCTGGTTCTTTAGGTGGAACCAGTGTAGACCACAAGATACCTATTGAAAGTATGCCTAGTCACGACCACGGTGTGTACGGAGCATTAACTGGAGAAAATAAACCTATTTCCAATACTGGTAATGATTGGGGAGTTAATACAACACACGGATGGACTACAAATGCCATTTCAAAGACTGGCGGTGGACAGGCTTACTATCCTTATTACTATGGCGTTTATGTTTGGAAAATAACTGCTTAATATATTGAAATGTG